GTTCCACCAGCAGCAGCATTTAATCCCTCAAGAGTATCTAATCCATACTTTTGAACTGCTTCTTTAGTCATCACAAATTCACCAGGAGTTAACATCGCAGGTACAGTGTCTGTGTTACCTGAGCCAGGAACTTCTCCACCCTTATTCATTTCAACAGGATCTTGTCCTGGTTCTTTTAACTTACTAGTGTCTTGTTTATTTGCATCTTTTATCTCATTTGGAGTCTCAGATTTAGATGGTTGATCTTCACCCAATTCATTTTTCAAGTCTTTATCTAATTGAGATTCTAATTTTTCACTATCTTTAAGTGCATTATCCTCACCCTCTTTTAATTCCTTATCAATTTTATCTCCAAATCCAAAAATAGATTTAACGGCATTAACTATTTTTGGTATCCCCCATGATAATAAGGCAATGGTTCCTAATATAAGTCCTGCAGGCCCTAATAATCCTGGTAGAAACGCCATCAGACTTGCCAAGATAACAGGCCACCAATCTTTAATAAACCTGAATAATGATGATATTTTATCAGTGTTTGCAGGATCAGAAAACCATCCCCACAATTGCATTGCTATTCTTCCAATAAAGATCATAGTTAAAAAATTAAATATTTTTTCCCATATACCTATCACTGGTTTCAAGGCCATCTGTCCCACTTTCTTTACACCACCCAACATCTTCTCTAAACCACTCTCTCTTTTATTCCTCTTCTTATTCTCTTGTTGCTTTCTTAAAAATTCTGCCTGATCCTTACTAACTTCTGCTTGACCAATCAAAGTTTGTTTAATACCATCAACTGAGGATGAGATTGATTTAAGTATAGGTAACAATCCCTCTTGTGATTTTTCGGTATCTACCTCGGCAGAAGTAGGAGTCTCTTCACTATCTGATTTAAGATCATCAGGTTTTGTTATTGCTCCACCTTTAAACCTTCTTATTCTTTCTGCTTTACTTAAGTATTCTCCCTTCTCATCTTGACCCATCACTCGTGATGCATACCCTTTATCAAATGGAGTTCCTTTCTTTATATCTGCAGCACGTATTTTCTTCTTCCTAATCCTTATCCTTGGTTTCTTTTTCTTTGGTGTTGTCTTTGGTGGATCAGTTAATGTAGCAACTCCTGGTGCTCCTGATGGTTCTTCACCACCTACTTCTTCCTCTATTCCCTCTCCACGTATATCATCTAAAACATCATCTAAACCTTCAGGTATTTCATCCTCAACACCTAATTCTTCTGCAACTTCTTCTACCGCTTCTGCTGCCTCTTCTACTTCTTCTGCTACGTCTTGTATTACTTCTCTTTGTACCTCCAATTCAGCGACTCTTTTCTCAAGACCAAGAACCCGTGTCAAAGTTTTCCTTTGCATTCCAAAGGACTTACTTAAGGTCTTATGTATCTTTGGTAAATCTGTTACCTTTTTCTCAAGTGCTCTAGTCTTATTTTCAAGTTGATGTATTATTTTATGATTTAAATCAACATTCGCAGACAGCTTAAAATGAGGGTCATGTTTGGCCCTCAGTGAATCTATCATGTTAAGTTTATTACTTGGCATTAGATTTTTGCTGGTTCCGCTTTAGTTCTTCCTCTTCGAGGTGTTGTTTTAATAAACCAACATAGATGTCTCGTTCCCAAGGCATCCAGTTTTCAATCTCTGTCAGGCTATATTTATGGTACTGCATTAAAGCAAAATTAAGTCTAAAATAATTTTCCAGACTCATGTATACCATACCTACCCGAAAAAAGATGCTAATCCCTCAAGCACTACATCACTCTCAACTTTTGTTTCAGGATTCATAACCTTAACAGTATGAGATAACTTAGGCATTGTTGTGAAGAATTTTTCAATCTCTTTAAATTGAGAAGAGTTCATTGACTCAAGAAAATCATTCATCTCTTTCTTAGTACAATCTTCAGAAGCCCATACCTCTTCCTCTGTATAGATTTTATCAATGCATGATGCTATTAGTTTAAATGATTGATCCATTTGACTAGCATCATTAAAATCAAAATTATTTTTAATAAATTCATCAAGAGATGGATACTTCATTTCCATCATAATGTTTGCATCAACTTTGACTTTGTTAGTATGATCATCATTCTTTTGAATTTTAATATCATCAAGATTAATACTTACAGGGACACTTGTTTTTTCATCATCAGGACAAATAATGTTAACTTCAATATCCTCTCCAACTGATTTACCCCTAATGTTTAAGAATAAAAATTCAATATCAAATGTAGGAAGTGTTTCAACTTTAATACCTTTTGTAAGAATACAATTTCTTAAGACTGCTTTTATGGCAGTGGTAATTTGTTTTGTATCCTCACTCTCTAAAGCAATAACAAGTAATTTTTCTTCTTTAACTAAAAAAGGTCTATATTGTATTGTTTTTCCTGTTGATGGCAACTCAAGTTCATAAGTTGGTGTGGCAATTTTTGGTAACGGCATAATATCCTATAGAAATTCAGTGTATTTTATTTAGAAGACATTCGCAGCAAAACTTCTAGCAGCACTACCTACCAGCGTATTGTCTAAATCAAAAGCTCTAAGTCCAGCATTAATTGCTTGGAATGTTTGACCATTCAAATCTGCTTGTGTTCTTGGATCAAACATATCAAACAAACCACCTCTAGTTTGTTCCAAATAGTATCTACTATAAGTCATGGAGACTGTGCATTTTAAAAGATCAGATGATTCATAAGAAACTGGAACAGAATTAATTGCTAGAGGGAAAGTATTAACAAATCCATATGTAAGAGGTTTTACTTTTCTCCTTGAGTTTATATTCTTTTCAAACTTAGTAACTTCTAATGTTCCCTTATAATCATTTGGAAATGATGCTCTGTAAAAGAAGTTTTGTTTTTTTGTATTACCAGTGAAATTATCAGTGGCATTTTCATTCATTATAAATCTCATCCAAGATTCAAAGAATCTAATTGGTAAGTATTGATCAGCATCACAATAAAAAGTTAAATCAATACGGTCATCATACATTCTTCGATAAGCATGTCTCTCGGTTACTCCAGTAAAATCACCTGTCATTTCTGTGGTTGCCAACTGAGATCCAGGTAGAGATGCTTCCGAACATAATAAATTTAATTGATCTTGATTATAAGTTGTCCCATTTTGTGATAGGAAAGAACCAAATTCCCCTCCTCTTGGAATTCCAATAGCAACTTGGAATTGTGAAGTTTGAGCAGGATTCAGTAAGTTAGCTTTGACTTCTGCTATGGTTCTTGCTCTTGGTTGTATGGAAGCCATTTATAAATACTATTTGACCTTATATATTATGTATATGAGATAATGGGAGAAAGTATTAAAAGTAGGTATAAACCTTCTAATCCTAAGAAATATCAAGGCAATCCCAATAATATTATTTGTCGTAGTAGTTGGGAGAGAAAGTTTTGTCAGTGGGCTGATAGAAATGATAGTATAATTTCATGGGCATCAGAGGAGTTTTGCATACCTTATGTTTCTCCAAAAGATAATAGAGTCCATAAGTATTATCCAGACTATTTGATAAAAGTAAAAGAGAAAGATAATAAAATAAAAAGTTATGTCGTTGAAGTTAAACCTAAGAAACAAACTCTTCCACCTAAACCAAGAAAGAGAGTAACTAAATCATATATTTACGAATGTCAAACCTATGCAGTTAACCAAGCAAAATGGAAAGCAGCATATGAATTTTGTAAAGATAACCGTATTGAATTTAAAATAATCACCGAAAAAGAATTAGGCATCAAATGAATCGAATTGAAGCCATAAAAGAAGATCTACAAAGCACCAATGATCCAGAGGATAGAATGCTCATGATCATGGAAGCATTAAGTGGAACTGTATCACCGATACCTGAAGTAGGAATGTATTGCACATTCGTATATAATCCTAAGACACCTAACATACAGTATGACCAACATCCATTAGTAGCTTGCACTGCATTAGAACAGTGGGGATTCAAAGGAATTAATTTTCATTGGCGAAAATCAAGAAACTATACATGGAATGAACTTGCAGGACAACTATACATTTTAGATTATACTGAGTTTGATGATCTACTTGCAATACCTTATGCCAAGTTTCTTACTAAATAGATAAAAATATACCTCTAGATGACAAAAATAACAAGTGCAGTTAGTCCAATAAGGGTAGGTAATTCGTCTACAGATAGACGAACAATTTATACTGCAATAGAGGTAACAGAAACAGAAAATACCGATGGTAAACCAATATATAAATCTAAGATAATAAGATACCTTAACTCAAGATTAGAAGGTGCTCTTGTTATTGCGGAGGGAACAACAGAAAATCCTGGAATCTTTACTCCCACACAATTTGCAACCGTTGAAGAGAAAAAATTTCTACAAGGAAATGGAGTTCTAATAAAAACTCTGAAGCAACAAGTAAATAGTATAAAAAAACAATTTGGTAGAAGTCCGATAACAGCACAACAGAAAGAGGAGTTATCAAAGATAGCAAGTGGAGCTGCAAGAGAAATAATTGGACCACAAGGTGACCAACAAGGTGGTAGAACTTCTAGAGGATCTAATAACCCATCAATTCCATTAGTAGGAAGTAGAGACACTGGAGGTGGAGGCACTGACAGATCTTCATATCCGACTCTGAAATATCCAGAGACGATGAATGCTAATCAAGATAAATTAAAAATATCTGTCTTAAAATTTTCTCCCAAAAAATTTCAAGGTTTAGGATTTGGAGGCAGAACACAATGGAAAGGTAGATCCATAGGTTCTGTTACCTTACCTGTTCCCAATTCAGTGACAGATGCAAACAATTGTAGTTGGGGTCAAGATACAATGAACGCTGCACAAATAGCATCATCTCAGATTGCAATGGACACTATTCAAAAAGGTGCTGAAGGTGGTTTAAGTGCAACTGAAAAAGCAATTGCAGCAGGAAAAGCAGATGTAGGTGGTGTTAAAGATGCAGTGGCACAATACTTTGTAGGTCAAGCAACAGGAGTTAAAAGCATTCTAGCAAGAACAAAAGGTCAAGTTATAAATCCAAACTTAGAGTTAGTCTTTGGTGGCCCTCAACTTAGACCATTTAATTTTACATTTAAAATGAGTCCAAGAGATGAAAATGAAAGTATAATAATTAGAAAAATAATTAGATTATTTAAACAATCAATGGCAGTTAAAAGATCAGAATCACAATTATTTTTAAAAGCTCCTAACACATATAAATTACAATTTATAAGAGGTGCATCAAGATCAGAACATCAATTCTTACCATTGATTAAAGAGTGTGCAATGACTGGTTTCAATGTCAATTACACACCCGATGGAAATTACGCAACATATAGAAACAGTGCTATGGTTGCTGTCGAATTGACATTTAGTTTCCAAGAACTAGAACCAATCTTCAATTCTGATTATCAAAATGATGGAGACTCATCTATAGGTTTCTAATATGCCAAAAACTTATTTCAGACAATTACCAGATTTAGATTACATTAACAGAGATGGTGATGATAAATCTATATCAGATTTTATAAAGGTAAAAAATTTATTTAAAAGAGGAAGACTTAGAGAAGACATCTTTCAAGACACAACTTTCTTTGAAAAGTATCAAATTGAAGGTGATGATCGTCCAGATAATGTCTCTAATAAATTTTACGGATCAGAAAATTTAGATTGGGTTGTGCTTTTATCAAATAACATTTTGAATATTCAATCAGAATGGCCTATGACACAACAATCATTTGATGAATATCTATTAGACAAGTATGGTTCAATAGAAAAAATCAATGAAGTACATCATTATGAATCTGTAGAGGTTAAAAATTCTGAAGGTGTTGTTATGTTTCCCGCAGGAAAACGTATTGATGAAGATCAAAGTATAAATTTTTATGATGGACAAACTTTAACAACTGTTTCAAATATAAGTAAAGAAATAACTAATTTGGTTCATGAGACTAAACTAAACGAGGATAAAAGAAATATATTTTTACTTAAGGGGATATACTTGGGTGTAGTTCTAGATGACATGGAAGAAATGATGCAATATAAAAAAGGATCCACTCAGTTTGTGAATGGATCCTTAAAACGTGTAGATAATATCAGACTATTTAATTAATTATTCCTCAGCTAATTTCTGGAAATAACTTAATGCGTCATCCTCATCACTAGAAGAGGAACTTACTGCAGCAGCAACTGTTTCTTCTGCCTTACGAGAATTAAAGTCAGGAGTATAAGAACGAGCATTGTCCTCATTAGAAACCTCTTCATCAAAACGACGAGCAGGAGTTCTACCTTGACCTAACACATACTTAAGACGCTTCTCAAGTTCATCATAAGACTTGAACTGATCAGGAGCAGTTACAGCAGAAAGAGAATACTCCTTCTTCCAAATTGCTTCTAATGCATCATCATCTTCAAGAAGTGGTGATGGAGCATCGAACTCTGACTTATCATAGTTCCAGAAACCATCCTTCTTAACGATCTTCAACTTGAAGTTTGCACCTTGCCAGAAGTCAAATGGATTGATTGGAGTCTCATCCTCAAACTCAGGCTGCATTGCTTCCATAACCTTATCAAAGATCTTCTTACCAAACTTGAATAAGAATACCTTACCCTCATTCTGAGGATTGGTAGGATCTTTAACAACATAGATGTTGCTGTAATAAGATAACTTTCGCTTTTGCTTACGAACAGTATCCTTATCAGACTCATTACCACTGTTCCATAATTCTCTGTTATAATCAGAGACTGGATCTTTACCACCTGTTGTAGTTAATGAGTTTTCAATATACCACCCACCTGGTCCTTGAAAGGCATGGGAGTATAGTTTTGCCCACGGAATATCCTCACCTTCAGGGGA